AGTGTTCCAACAAAAACTGTTGTCCCCCTGCCTAGACGCACGTACCTAGGACTATAGTAGGTGCCTTCCCCCCTACAGACGCTCGTACCTAGAACATAGGTGGGTGTGTTGTCCCTGACTGGGTGGATTTTAGTTGGAAGTGTTCCAACAAAAAGCTGTGAGCAGTGGATGGTCAGGCGTGATGCGGATTCTGGGTACGCGCCCGTGAGTGCAATGCACATGTGCGAAAAGCCCCCTCGCGTAGGCGCACGTACCTAGCTTAAAGGTAGGTTGTTGTTGTAACACAGATACAAAAAAAAAGGGAGGACACCGGCCTAAGCCAGCATCCCCCCGATCTTCTACCTCAGACCCTCCGTCCCATATTGTAGAAGCGTCTCACCTTCTGAGGATTAGGTTTGACCTTCATCTTACGGTAGCCCTTCATCCCTCGGTTCTTTCTCTTGGGTTTTCTCTCCCAATCTTTACAGGGCATTGTCGGTTTCATTCTTTCCTTTCGGTTAAAGTAAAAGGGGAGAGGAAGATCCCCCTCCCGAACCGTACCCTCCGGTGTTGGCTCGGGAGAGGTTTCCCTCCATCAGACTGGGAAGTTACTTAGTTCCCTTGATGTAGCTCAGCTCGACATGCCTCACCGAATCCTTCTTCAGGTCGGACTTAAAGTCTTTCTTTAAGGTGTTACTCTCAAAGGTCCTGATCTGTGCATCAAGCTTACTAACTTCTTCCCTATCGGCTGTCAGTTGATCCCTCATTTTTGACAGCCCTACCAGAGTGGACTTTTTCCTAGCTTTTACATCCCACTCTTGGATCTTGGCGCGATTATCAAGAAAGGTCTGATAGTCTTTCTTAATAATGTCTCGGCCTTCCTTCGTTTGAATGCCCTTACAGACCTTCTTCAAACGATCCGCGAAGTCCTTCTTAGTGGAGGACTTCTCCAAGATAGGCTCCAACATCAGTGCCAAGCACTGAGAGATAACTTGGCGCTGATTTCTAATCAGTCGCGTTCCGTTACCCTTAATGTTGTTCCTATCTTTTTTGGCCTTAGTGACGCGTTTTTTGCCTGCCTCAGTGTTGGCCTGATTACCGCACCAATCACTAAACGCTTCGGCATCCATCTCGCCCTTAAGTTTCAGCCAAGCCTTGCCAGTATCGACCTCCAAAACATCCCAACGTCCCCAAAACTGGTCCGTTAAAATCTTAGGGTCGAGCATATCAGAAGCTTCCTGATCAGGCTTTAAGGCTTGCTTGTGGGCAATCTCAAAGCCTACACTGGCCACCTCAGTTACTAGGTCGGTAGTACTCGCGGAAGCCTTTTCTTCTTCTTCGCGAGCCTTGCCAGACTTTTTCGCTGAGGCAATCACCTTCTCGTGTAGCTTCTGGATCTTAGCAATCCGCAAGCCAACATAACTAGAAGATGCGTACCCTTTCGCCGTTTTCTTTTCAGAATCGGACATAATCGAATAACTCCGATTAAGGTATATGCGCCGGACAGCCAAATACTGTCCGGCTGCCTTTTAACGACGTTTGCTATTTCTGAGTCAAGGAACGCCGATCTAGTCGGGTAGTCCTCCATTCACCTGCCGTATCCTCAGGCCGTCATGTTGCGGTGGTGTTGGGCTGAACCGGCGAAACCAAGAGAACCGAATCCCAACTAGCAAACTCAACTACGATGCTACACTAAAAGACTAGCGGAATCGTCAACACTGTAAAGTCCCTTGTTAACCCAATGTTAATGGGATCGGCTAAGTCCTTATAAGACAACGAGTTACAATTGCGGTAAATGTGGCATTCGTTGCCAATCGCTACCAATAGGCCTGATCGTGCCTAGTATCTAGGGACCTAGGGGTAGGGGTCTAGGTTGGTTCGGTTAGGTGGCGGATAGGCTGCGCGGATCGGCTTAGGGGTCCCAAGAAAAAGGCCGACCCCAGTGGGGGGGACCCCCCCCTGACTAAAAATTTTTCAAATTAACATAGTGCTAAGTTTTGCACACCCGATTCTAAAGATTGAGAACCTTGTCTTCTCCTATCACGATTACACACCTAGCTAGTTCAAACCATCTTTTATCATTGACAGGTATTTCTTTTGATTCTAAATATTTTTCAATAATATCATATGCTGTATCACCAAAAAATTTAAGCTTTCCTTCACTAAATTTAGTATAGTATTCCGGGTAGAGTCTCTGTAATTCATCTGTAGAGTAAGTACGTTCAGAGCCGGTTTCTCCCGGTCTCCTCGTTACTCTTGCCCTACCAGCCATATACGACTTTACTGCACGGTTTATCACCCTCCTATCAGCTTCCGAGATTTTGTATCTCTCAAAAATATTTTTTACAGAATCTTGAGAATTACCGTCAGAGGGATTACTTGTACGTGGAGACATAGACTAAACCGTAAAATAGATTATATGATTTAGAGTATACTTTATCTAGCTAGATTAATCTAATCTAGATAGAATCTAGTATAGTATATATATACTATGGCCAGTAAAAAAAAATTAACTTTACTTCTTTTGGTGGCACTTGCATCTTGTGCTACCCATAGTGTTAATGATTGTTGGTGGGGTAACGAGTCCTTCAACAGGGAATGTTATGGCGATAAGTACACATCTCAAAAAAGTTACAAGCCTTCCTATCGTCCATAGAAAGGATTTTGCAGATCTCTTAGGTGAACTGGAAAATGCCCGGAGTAGGAATCTTGGTATAGAAGATTTTCTTGAGTTTGTAAAAATGGTGTGGCCAGCATTCATTGAGGGCGGGCACCATCGTGTCATGGCTAATGCGTTTAATCGGATCGCGGAAGGCGATCTCAAACGTCTCATCATCAATATGCCCCCCCGTCATACAAAATCGGAATTCGCATCACATCTTTTTCCGGCTTGGTATCTTGGAAAGTATCCCGACAGGAAGGTTATTCAGACCGCACACACCGCAGAACTTGCCGTGGGATTCGGTCGTAAGGTCCGTAACCTTGTCGGATCATATGATTATCAGGAGATATTTCCCGATGTATCCCTGAGTACGGACTCGAAAGCGGCTGGTCGTTGGAATACGAACCACAGCGGGGACTACTTCGCTATCGGGGTAGGTGGTGCCGTAACAGGTAAGGGTGCGGATATTCTGATCGTGGATGATCCACATTCCGAGCAGGAAGCCGCCCAGAACGATCCTTCCGTGTATGATCGTACCTACGAATGGTACACATCCGGTCCACGGCAGAGGTTGCAGCCGGGGGGAGCCATCTGTCTGGTCATGACCCGTTGGTCGAAGAAGGATTTAACGGGCAGTATCATCAAAGCCTCTATAGAAAGAGGCGGTTCCGATGAGTGGGAAGTGATCGAACTGCCCGCGATTCTTCCAAGCGGCAAACCTCTCTGGCCCGGATTCTGGCCGCTGGAGCAGCTTGAAGTACTTAAAGCTGAACTGCCCGCCTCCAAATGGAGTGCCCAGTATCAGCAGGACCCCTCCTCCGAAGAAGGTGCGATCATTAAGCGGGAATGGTGGAAGGAGTGGGACGGAAAGAAGCCTCCTGTTTGTGAATTCGTTATCCAGTCGTGGGATACTGCATTCCTAGCTAAGGAAACTGCCGACTATAGTGCCTGCACTACATGGGGTGTTTTCTATGGAGAAGACGGTGAAGCCAATATTATTCTGCTGGATGCGTTTCAGGAGAGGATGGAGTTTCCCGATCTGAAGTCACGGGCATACCAATTGTACAAACAGTACGACCCGGATGCGTTTATCGTGGAAGCGAAGGCGGCTGGGACTCCTCTGATCTTTGAATTACGCAGAGTGGGCATCCCCGTATCCGAATACACTCCGGGGCGTGGAAGGGATAAGATTGCCAGAGTGAACTCCGTAGCCGATATTTTCTTCAGTGGGAATGTGTGGGCACCTCCAACGAGATGGGCCGAAGAGGTTATCGAACAGTTTGCCGCATTTCCTAATGGTGATCATGATGATCTTGTTGATGCTTCTACGCAGGCATTACTCAGATTTCGTCAGGGCGGATTCCTTGCGCTGCCATCCGACTTTCCTTGGGATGACCCTATGCCAATAAGAAAAGCAAACTACTATTGACTTGTTTGGTAATGTGGACACATTGTACATAAATGGGAACGATTTATTGATATGGCTATAGACAAGCCGCTCAACGGAATACTCAACCAAGACGACTTCGATATGGGACCGGGAGGTCTTGTCGTTGTTGAGCAGGAGGAGGAGACGCTCCCCGGAGAGTCTCTCATTACTGAACTGGCAGATGGTGGAATCGAGATTGATTTCGATCCATTAGCCGATCTTGGTTCCGAAGAATCAGCATTTGATTCAAATCTTGCAGAGTTCATAGATGAAGATGAACTTCGCACGGTTGCATTGGATCTTATCTCAAAGTTTAATTCCGATAAGTCCAGCCGGGGCGACTGGGAGCAGACATACGAAGAAGGTCTTGATCAGCTAGGTCTGGAGATCGAAGACCGTACCGTTCCGTGGGCTGGAGCTTGCGGCGTATTCCACCCCATGCTTTCCGAAGCTGTTGTCAGATTCCAGAGTCAAACGATTCAGGAAGTCATGCCAGCCAAGGGTCCGGTCAAGACCCATATCTGGGGCACGATCACACCCGAAAGAGAAAAACAGGCACGGCGTGTTCAGGACTATATGAATTTCCAGCTTATGGAAATCATGACCGAATACCGTGGAGAGACGGAGAAACTCCTGTTCAGTCTCCCATTAGCGGGTTCGGCATTTAGAAAAAT